ATACTTATGTAAATTTATACTCATTATTTCTTTAATTCAAAGTGGGGGAAATCATCAAAGCCATTATCTTTTACTTCGAAATCTTGGTCCCAATCCCCTCCCCAGCGAAGAGTTATTCCCATTTGATTAGCCACGCCAAGAACAAACCCAGCAAAAAGAGTTTGACGCTCTCTATCAGCCCAATCCACAGGATAAGGTGTGACGTCCACTGCGCAACTAGGACTAGCATTGTGGCGGCCATTAGGATAACGAACTTTTGTCTTCCCGTCTTCATAGAGAGAGTTTTGTCTATCCTTAGAGCGATGTCCCTCAAGTACGCTGCAATCGACATACTTAATGACTTCGTTAAATACCATTTGCAAATCTTTTTCACAAGTAGCTAACCTTTCTTTTGATCGCTTACCAAATCTAGGCATTATTTACCTTCTACGTATCCACCCTTAGAATAGGTTTTTATTGAAGATCCAATAGAACCTCCATGTTTATAACTAGAATAACTTTTCTTTTTGGGTATCATGCCTCCACCCATTTTCTTTTTAGGCTTTCTCATAGGTAGTTTTCCTTCTCTGTTAATTTTATCTAAAGTTTTCTTTCCAATTTTTTTGGCACTAGATTTTTTAATGATATATTCTCCACCCTCGGCTTCAATAAGAACTCCTCCCTTTTTATGAGAAGGTCCTTTTAATTTTCCTGATTTAATTTTTTTCATGCTGTTACCCAACTTTTAGCCTTTTTCTTTTTCTTTTTCCAACCTTCTCTGGTTTCAGAAATCCCTTGAGGGGGGTGTGCATACTTACAAGCGTATGCTAGCGCATCTATTGTATCATCGTGCGCCATTCTAGGACCAAATGTAAGGATTTCTCTATTTAATTCATAATGATTTTTTTTAATATGTACTTGCCCGACTGCAAATCGTTGAGCCATTATAGTTTGTATTCTATCTCTTTTACTCATTCTATTGCCTGGAGTTTCAGGTTTAAAACTTAGATTGAATATATTTCTTCTACGCATTTCTGAATAAATTGCTTGGAAAATCGGTTTAGACATCGTAGTATCTTCTATGGTAAACATTTTAGGTTGATAAAATTCATTCAATTCAAATATATAGTCTACTATTCCTTTTTGTTCTGTACCTGGTATTCCGAGTACTGGAAGAGTTCGATTCCTAACATAATCAATCACATAGACATTATTATCTTCTGTAACAGCTAATGTTAATAATACACTAAAGTCAGAGTTTCTTCTTGCACTATCAGTCGCTGGATCAACTCCTACAAATATATTACAGGGCTTAGGATCATCTCCAGTAGGCAATAAAAAGGTTAATCCTGACTCTTTATCTAAAGTAAATGTGCCATCCCAATATTTAATATGATCTCTATTGAATATAGAGTCTTCTTCGCTCTGAACTTCCATCATATATTCTTGATAGAACTTTTGAGGAGTACCACTATCTGCATAGAACTTCTTTTTACGCTCCATTTCCTTATGACCAAACCAAGAAGGCCATAATGGAGTACCATCTTCTTGAAGCGCTTTATGTGTGATTACTTTCCAGGAATAGTCTTTCCCTTCTTTCTTAGCTTGCTCTTGACCTACTAATATCTTTTGAATAAATGCATCATAATGCACAGGGGTTCCGTTAATTCTTAATCTACCTGTTTTGGGTTCAAGTGCTGGAAATACGACCGCTGTGACGAGATTAGAGATTTTAGCACGACTCTCTGGCGTGACCGTATTATTCTCGTCTTCAAAGTCATCAAGTACAATAAGATCATAACGCTTATGCAACTTGGCACCACCACGAATACCAGAAAGATTACTCTTAGAAATAAGTTTGCTGCCATTTGAAAGTTCGATATCATCTTCTGTCCATTTCTTTCCCTTTAAATCTCCGAAATAATATTTAACTCTATCATTATATTCGATATGATATTTAATATAATCAAGATTAGGAACGGAAATCTTACTAGAAGCCGCAACCCATCCATAAAATAAAGGTTCTTGTGTGAATAAAAAGTCATGTAATATACTGCATTTTGTAAGTACTGTTTTGCCATGTCCCCTAGGTAATACTACTGCTAATTGTCTAATTGAGAAGTCATTTAAAGAATCAGCTACTTCGTAATGAAAAAAAGGAGATTCACTCCTCATGAAGTCATCTGGTAAAAATAGTTTACCAAATGCTATTAAATCTTTATGTGCTAGTAGTAATTCCTCCTCTGCTTCAGAGATATTTCTACTATTTATATTAGCCATATAATTTAGCTTTTAATTCTTCTATATTTTTATATTGAGGAAACTCATCAGGAAACTTATTATACATTTCTAGAACTTCTTCTTTCATTACTTCTTGTTCTCTTTTAGTATCTTCTTCAGACCAATTCATAGATGCATTCATCATATAGTTTAATTTATGCATACTATTCAATACTTTATTTAAACTAGGAGTGTCTGTTCCTTGATAATCTTCATTGTATATACTCTGATTTCTATTCATATTATTAATATCTGTTCTTACAATATCTCTTTGCTGTAAAATATCTTGTATATTAATTTCCGATCCACCAGTTCCAGGAACCCCTAAAGGTCTATCCATATCACGAAAAGAATATCCTGAAGGTAAATTAGCTTGATCAAATCTATCTTTTATATCATACTTACCCTTAACTTTATCCAGTATATCAGGAGAGTCAGGATCAATCTCAGAATGCTCTACCATTTGCGTTAATACATTCGTTAATCCACCTGTATCTTTCAATGTATTCTTGAACAGATCTAACTTCTGACCATCCTCAATTAAATCAAATACTTTATTATTACTTATATTAGCCATTACTCTCCAAAGATTTTTTCATGTATATAATCTCCAGCATCTTTCATAGCATCAAATATCTTATTTCTCTCTTCTGTTAAATGATACCTTCCAGATGCCCCTGTAGTATTGTGATTAAATCTTCGAATAGCTCCATCAGTTATTAGCCCTCTTTTACCGTCAACATGCTCAGGTTCAAGTAAACCTAAGTACACTAATCTTTTTTGAGCTTTTATGACATCTTCTTCAGTTGCCTGAGGACTTTTTATTAATTTAAATAGACTATCATCTGCAGGACTCCATAATTCATTTAACTTCTTTACTCTCTCTGAGTTTCTAGGCATTGATTCAGTATAAAAGATTCTTTTACTCGTATCAAACTCGCCCATAATCCCTCTCTCCTGAACAGTCTTGCCTACGTTCTGCTCCCATGTTCTGGCCACTTTTTCGCGCTCTTCATGGGTAGCTTTTAATTCTTCTGGGCTTTTAGGCTTATATTCCATCTTTTAATTCCTTCCTTTCTACTGTGTCTAATTGTTCTTTGCTAAAACCCTGAAAGACTGCCCCTGATACTTGCTGCACGCTTGTTGTAGTCTTATCCTCTAGATCTAATATGTCGGATAACTTAAATAATGCTTTCAGCTTATCTGCATCCTTTTCAGCAGTCTGTGCTACATACTTAATAGCACTTAACACGGTTTTAGGTTCTATGCCTAGTTCTTCACAAACAGGCTTTAATTCTTCTTTCATAGCGGTATCTATCCTTTTAGTCTTAATTAACTGTGCTGCCTTTACATTAGCATATCCAGGATTATTCGTAGGAAATGCCTTCATATAGGCAACTTTAGGGTCTATGCCTCTAGCCAAATTTAAAACAAATAATTTCTCTTTGCTATTTAAATCTTTCCTCGCCTCTACTACCTCTTCGGGCGTAAGATTCCCACCAAACGAATAAATATTCATCCTTCTGGAGGTGTCCATCTTCATAGATTTTGTTACAGGAAATGTGCCAGTACATGTGCCTATATAAGACACTTGCTTGTTTTTACCCTTAGCCTTCATCATATTACCTTTACGGAGGATCTGAATGATGCAACCATCGTCTGCCTGCACCCAATCACCTACCTCAGATTCTCTCCAATCACGCAAATAATGAATATTATCTGGCAATTCCTCAATATCATCAAAGACGGTATGTTCTATTTTATTTACTTTGTATGTTCTCATAAACAAATGAACCCTGTCAAGGGTTCAGGAACTACGAAACTCCTACAATGTCTGATTCAATGCAATCAGATAATTCTTCATCTAATTCTATCTCTTCATCATTAATATGAACGATAGCCTTAGCATTGTCAATATATTCTTTAATATACTCAATTTTATCCTTCTTAGAATCGTAACCGATCTCTAGTACGTATACTTTCATATAATCTCCTTAGTATAAGATATAGTTCTCCCCTGAGCAGAAAAGCCCCATTTTTTCTATTAACTCTACATTTCCTTGAGACCAGTAATGACTCCCATATCTTAATTTATAGCAGAGCAGTTTCTATCGGTTGTAGGGGGAATCTCTTTATCCTATATGGAGAGCAACCCAACGTCTGACCCTTCTAGCAGAACGATTTTCACGGGTACTATCTGGGTGATAATCTTATGATTACCGATGTGTTAATATATGTGATGTTGATTTGAAAACCAAGTGATTTTGAAAATTATAGCATTTTGGTATGTGGCTTTATTTATAAAGGTACCCCCTTAACAGGGGTTTTTTACTATCGTTTTTACGTTATTTTTGATTTAGTTTTTTGAGTTTTTTTTGATAATTTTAATTTAATTAAGGAGAGAATAGATGAGTACAAGAGTAATGCCAGGAAGATCGTGGAATAATAAGATAAGGCTACCAGAAGAGTCTACTAATTTAGATGTTAGTACGCCTGTTGGTGCAGCTGCTGTTGGTGCAACTGTTAGAATACTTAATGGATGCAGAACTATTGATGATATAGGTAATGTATTAGCAGTAGCAGGATCAGTTACTACTACAGATGCAGAGACTAAGTCAGCTGTGATTGTAGGTAAGAAGGAATATACTGTGTTAGTAGATGCTACTGGTAAGGAGCAACGTACTGCTAACCCAGCAATGGTTAGTACTATGTTAGACAATGGCTTCAAGATTGATAGAATCGAAGAGGTAGATGTAACTGGATAATTATAGTTGTATTGGGGGATTAATTTCCCCCTTTACTATCTATTTATTTATGTTATAGGGTATTAGTATAGATACAGACATGAATTGCGTTGTACAGCACTATATCACACGCACACACACTATACTATATATAAACTTACACCAAACAAAGTATCAAATGCGGAGGGGTAGAACGGTTCAATACGCTTGGCTCATAACCAAGAAATATCTGGTTCAATTCCAGTCTCCGCAACAATACAATCTAGGTTAGGGACATACGCCTGTAAAATGTTAATGTAGAGCTACAATAAAGAGATGCCTAGATATCTCTGTAGTAATACCGCAGTTATATTATGAAGAAGACCATCAATCATGATGAGAGTTTGTAGTAGTAATATAATGGAGGCACCTTGCGTAATGTAACAATTGCCAAGTCAATGCCTCCTGTGGTATCAAATATAGCTATCTGGACGGGGAAACACCACTAACAGGTTGAGCTGAGTACTATTATCTATGATGAAAACGCGTAAGTAATCATAGGTCGCAAGGATAGCTATATTATAATTATAACACAATTACATAATCTTCAGTGAAGAAATCTATGGTTATCAACCTTGTAGTATTAAGAATGATCAACTTAATAACCTATTAAAGGATGTAAAACTAACATAAAAGGCAATTATATGATGACAGAATAGTTTAGTTAGTAACTCTTCCATAGTGAGTGAACACTAGACATTAATAAAGGAGTTGACAATGGGAAAAGGGACTGTAAGCTTTAGGAAATATATAATTACAGAAAGAATCTTAGATGATTGTATAGTAGCATTGAGTAAACTTGATGATAGTAGAAGTATAGCTGCTCTTGAACAACTGGATTATATTAAAGCTGGAATAAGAACTTATAGATTAGAAGCAATAATGAATCTTTATGGTTTCAAACCTACTAAAGAAGAATGGTAGAAACTAATAAATATAACATAACAAGGAGTTGACGATGGATCATAATGAATTAGAGGAATATAAGGAGAAGTTAGCAGC